GTGGTAGAACAGCAGAAAGACCATTTAGAACAATCGGATATGCTCTATCACAAATCGCAAATATTGGTGTTAATGATATTCTAAGCATTTCTGCAGGTGTTTATCAAGAAACATTCCCACTTACTGTTCCAGCTGGTTTAACAATCAGGGGTGCAGGTCTTCGTGCTACTAAAATTATTCCTACTAATGCTACTAAGCAAAAGGATGCTTTCTTACTTAATGACAGATCTGTTATTGAAGATATTACCATTGCTGATATGTTCTTCAATACATCAGCAAATGAAGGTTATGCTTTCAAGTATGCACCAGGTATTGCACTTACTAGCAGATCACCTTATGTACAGCGAGTAACTGTATTCAACAAAGGTAGTAATGTTACTTCATCTGATCCATATGGTTATGCTTCTGCTGATTCTAATCCATCATCATATCTTTCTGGTGGTGGTGCATACTTAGATGGTTCTGAGGTAGCATCAGGATCGCTTGAGGCAGCGATGCTGTTCAACGAGGTTACATTTATCGTACCTAACAGTAAAGGTGTTGTATTAACCAACGGTTCTCGTTGTGAATATATCAATTGCTTTACTTACTTTGCATCAGAAGCGATCAAAGGTGTATCTGGAACATTAGGTATACACTCTGCAGGTCAGACTAGATTAAGATTGACAGGTATCACAACTGTTGGTGTTGGTAATACAATTACTCTGTTTGATACTGATGGAACCACTTCATTAGGTAGTGCTGTTGTTGCATCTTATGATGGAACTTACTTAGGTGTAACTGGTAAGCAACTTGGATTTGAAGTTCTTAATGCTAGGACTGCTAAATCAGTAACATTTAATGATGATGCTCAGTTAGATACTACTGTTAAGAAGTTTGGTACTTCATCACTTAAGTTAGATGGTAGTAACGATTCTATCAGTGTTCCTTCTAGTGGTGATCTTGGATTTGGTACAAACACAGACTTCACAATTGAATTCTGGGCATATGCTAATACAACTGGTCTTTCTAGTGCAACTCTATTTGACTTAAGAGATAATGGCACTGATGCTGAAGGTCTAAGTCTTGCATTCCGTGCTGCAGGTGAAGTTGATCTAAGAGTTGGTACAACTACTGCTATTACTGGATCTGGTGCAGGTATTGCTACTGGAGTCTGGAAGCATTATGCAATAGCAAGAGAGGGTACAGACACAAGATTATTCGTTGATGGTACACAAAGAGGTATTAAGTTTTCTGATACTACCGATTATGGTTCATCTAAGGGCATTGTATTTGGTGCAGACTTTGACGGTGCAAGCAATAATGTAACAGGTTGGATTGATGAGGTAAGAATTGAAAAAGATGTTGCTAAGTATACATCAAACTTCACTGCTCCTACTTCTGCTCCAACAGGAGATAAAGATACAAAACTACTTCTACACTTTGATGGTACTAGTGGTATCAAGACTACTAGTGACGATGTAATTCGTAATCAGGATGTTCGTATCACACAAGCAGGTGGTGGAATTGGAACTGCTACTAAAGTAATTCTAGCAGATTACAGTCAGTTTGGTGCTGACATGCGTTCTGTTAGTTGTGCAGTTGAGTATGGTCAGAAAGGTATTATCGCTGATGGTGATGGTGTCACATTGCGTCTATTTGCAATTAACTTTAATATGGTTGGTGCAGGTGGAGACATTAGTAATGATCCTAACTTAGCAATACAAGCAAACGAAGTTACTGAGTCAAACAACGGTGATGTATCTTATGTAAGTATTGACCAGAAAGGAGATTTCAGAGTTGGCGAAGCATTCTTTGTTGATCAAGAAAATGGTACAGTATCATTCTCACAGCAAGTAACAAGTCTACAGGCACTATCTAATCTAACGATTACTGATGGTTCAAATAGCAGTCAGATTACACCTAACAGTGGTACATTTGGTAACATCCAGATAGCAGGAAATAATATAGAATCTACTTCGGGAGATATTAACATTGATCCAGCTGGTTCTGGAGATATTAACATTACTGGTGATGTAAACATCTTAGGTATCTTAACTGCTACAGTTATTCAGTTAGATGCGTTCCAAAAGAATGATACTTCTATTGCTCTTGATGATTCTGGTGCTGATGGCACTATCAGATTTAACACTGATAATGTTGAAGGTATGCGTCTTGATGCCAATCAAAAAGTTGGTATTGCAACTGCTACACCTAGAGACAGATTAGATGTTCTAGATACTGCTAGATTTGAAAACATCAATGTTACTGGAGTTTCGACTGTTGTTACTCTAGATGTGAACGGTGACTTAGATGTAGATGGACATACAGAATTAGATCAATTAAATGTAGCAGGTGTTGCTACTATCACAACTTTTGATACAGAGACTGCTGATCTTAAAACTGTTAAGATAACATCTGGTATCATTACAGACATCGTTGGTACTGCAGCAACAATCACAACGATTGATGCTTCTGCACTCGATGCTGTTGATGCTAAGATTAATACTGGTATTGTTACTAACTTTACAGTTGGTCAAACAATAGGAAATGGTTCATTAACAATCAACTCTCCTGTTGGTCTTAATAGTCACACAGATATACCTGATAATGTTGAGGTAAGAATTGGTGATAATACAGACTTTAAAATTTACCATCAAGATACTGATGCCTTCAATAACAGAGGCAATACAATATTACAACATGCTAATGGTAATGCGACTTATGGTAGAGTACAAGTAAGAAGTGATTACTTCAGCGTTCAAACTGCTGCAGGTAATAGTGACTTCTTAACTGCTGATGATAAGACTCTAAAACTAATGTATGCAGATCCTGCTGCATCTGGTATTGGAGACAGAGTAGTTATCAGAGCATCTGGTACAGAGTTACTTGGTATTGCATCATTCATAGACAATGGTGTTTACAAAGGAGAAGTTTCAATCGGAACTTCTATTACAGCAACAGCAGGTGTTGTAACTGCAAATGCTATAGATCTCGCTGATGCAGATATTCTTGATGCCAAAATAACAGCAGGTTTAGCAACTGATTTTGCAATAACAAATCTAAAATCACAATCTGGTATCATAACCGATTTGAATGTCGCATCTGACATTAGAGTTGGTGGTGCTATGACTGTTACTGGTATAGCAACATTCTCCCAAGATGTATTTGTTGCAGGTAACTTAAATGTTGTTGGTGATGTTGTATATGATGAGATAGATGGTAGAAATATAAACATCTCTGGAATATCTACTCTAAATAACTTGATCGTAACTGGTGTCAGTACAATATCTGACCTTCTGATCGGTGCAGGTAGTTCTACTACTAAGATAACAACTAATAGTGGTGAGTTAGTATTAGATTCTGCAGTAGGTCAAGTTACAATTCAAGACAATGTTCATATCGTTGGATATGCAACATTTAAACAAGGATTATATTATCGTTCTGATCAAGGTGGAAGCACTGGTATAGGATATAGTGGTCCTAACGGTATGGCATACTTTGAGGATGATGGTAGATTAGTTAGTTCTGCAAGCACTGTAGGATTCCTAACTACTTCTGCATATGTTATGACAACAAATGCATCAGGTGTTCCACAGTGGACTAATTCAATTGATGGAGGCTTCTTCTAATGGCAAAACCTAGTAGTAGAGTAACATTACAAGACTATGTTTTTAGACAACTTGGTGCTCCTGTATTGGAGGTCAATGTTGCTGATGAGCAGTTTGATGATTTACTAGATGACTCTCTACAATATTTTTATGAGAGACATTTTGATGGTGTAGAAAAAGTACTGTTAAAATATAAATTAACAGAAGATGATATTAAAAGAGGTAGAGCTAGAGGTGGTACTAATACATTAGGTATTACAACTACAACAACTACATCTGGAGATTTTGAAGAGAACTCAAATTACTTGACAGTTCCTGATTCAATATTAGGTATAGAAAAGGTCATGAACTTTGATAGTAGTGGACTTAGTAATGGTATGTTTAATTTAAAATATCAATTGTTTTTAAATGATATTGCTTTCAATATGGGTTATGACGGTCTACTAAATTATTCAATGACCAAGACATATCTAGAAGATATCAATTTCTTATTGACTACATCTACACAAATTAGATTTAATAAAAGAAATAATAAATTATATCTTGATATTGATTGGGCATCTGCAACAGTAAGTCATTTTGTATTGATAGAGTGTTACAGAATTATGGATCCTGCAAATAACATAGGAGTATATAACGACTCATTTTTAAAAAGATATGTTGTTGCAAAAACTAAAAAACAATGGGGACAAAACCTCATAAAATACCAAGGAGTAAAACTACCTGGCGGGACTGAGTTAAATGGCAGACAAATTTATGAAGATGGTGATTTAGAGTTAAGAGAACTCGAAGCAAACATGCTATCTACTTACGAAGTTCCTGTTCTTGACATGATTGGTTGATATGCCTGTTTCACCTTTTTTCCAACACGGTTCACCCGAAGAACAGAGATTGGTACAGTCTCTGGTAGACGAGCATTTGAAGATGTTTGGAATAGATGTATATTATATTCCTAGAAAATTAATAGCAACTGATGATATATTAGGTGAGGTTCAATCATCTAAGTTTAATGATAATTATTTGATGGAAGCATATCTAAACAACTACGAAGGATATGCAAAAGGTAGTGATATAATGACTAAGTTTGGTATAAATTTACAGAACGAAATTACACTAACAATATCTAGAGAAAGGTTTGAAGATTTTATAGCACCATTTCAATTTAACTCTACCAACTTACAAGGTGATCAAGATGGTGACA